TCACATTCTGCGTCCAGACCAGACAACTCTGCCAAGGATAGCAAAATCTTGGCTTTCCATATCTGCCAGCATAAGGATGAACGGCTCATAAGCCGGGTTATCGCTACTAACTTTAACGCTTGCTCCTGGTAATGCTTGTAATCGTTTAACTAAAAGCATGCCGTCCATCCTCAGAATATAAATGCCCTCACGGTCAGGTTTGGTAGCGCGCCGGTCAAGCAGGATCACATCACCAGAGCGCAGGGTTGGCTCCATGCTTTCACCATCGACATATATAAGGTATAGATCTTCGGGTGATGCCCGGAGCTCCTGGCGTATCCATGCCTCATTGAAGTGCAGAACATCGGAATGTGGTGTTTCAGCTGGAAGCGCCCCATGCCCGGCTGCTGCACGCACATCATAGAGTGGTATGGCAACCATATCCATATTTTCTGGAGGATGCTGTGCATCCCAGTTCTTGCGCATAGCATCAGCCATTTTCAAATCCTGAATAGCCTGCTCATGCAGCATAGGAGCGGCTTTTACAAGTTCCAAATCCGGCACCGGGCTATCTTTTATCCTAGCTTCTATCAGCTCCATTAGATTGTAGTGCTGCGTTTTAGCTACGGTGACTAGGAAGTCGATATCCGGTATCCGATGGCCCTTCTCGTAGTTGACAATTGTTTGAATACTTACGCCAACTGAATCGGCAAACTCTCTTTGCGATTCGTTCCCGCGCACCTCTTGAATAAGTTTTCCGATATGTGACATGACATTCCCCTACATTCGTTTAATAGTGATGATTAAACGAACAAAGCGCAATGTTCGTTTAATCTCGTTCGTAAAATCATAACTACTTGTTTATTAAGCCGTTAGTTCAAATTCATAAATTACAAAGCCAAAGAAATTAAACGAACGTATGTCAATTTATTAAAAGCCCGTTGACACATAAGTTAAACGAGTGTTTAATGAGCTTCATGAACACCATCAAGCAACCAAAAAAACCAGCCCAACAGGACTGGCACCCGGCCGACATCGTGGCGGCCCTGCGCAAAAGCGGTACATCGTTACGGCAGCTTTCCGCTGCCAACGGCTACTTTCCAACCAGCATGCAGCGTGGCGTTGAAGGCCGGAGCGTGGCTTGCGAGCAGATCATCGCCAGGCAGCTCAAGCTGCACCCGATGGAAATCTGGCCTAGCCGCTACACATCGGATGGTGAACGTATCGTCAAACGTGTACGCCATCACCACACGAATGTTACGCGCGTAGACACAAAAAGCAATGGCAAAAAACGGGGCGAGAAATAAACATGCGGCGCATCCATGACACGTTGACGATGGATTTTTTCGAGGTGCCGCATGAGCATGACCGATTGCCTGGTGCGCTGAATATTGGATTGCAACTGCGCCATCTGATCTCAGACGAACTCAAACGCAGCCCGCTATCTCGTTATCAAATCGCCTCCCGCATGAGCGAGTTGCTCGGGGTGGAAATCACCAAACACCAACTGGACGCATGGACAGCGGAAAGCCGGGACGGATGGCGTTTCCCGTTGGAATACCTGCCCGCGCTGGAGGCCGCCCTGGAAACACATGCCATCACCCGGCTGATCTCAGATGTACGTGGTTGCCGTCTGCTGATCGGCAAAGAGGCGCTGAATGCTGAGCTCGGAAAGCTGGAGCGCTTGCGCGATGAAGCCGCGAAGCGCATCAAACATATCAAGCATGTGATGGGGGATGTGGAATGAACTCCGTTACTACAAAAGACATTTCAGCCGCTCTTAATACAACTGAGCGAACCATTCAAAAATGGGTGGAGTCCGGAAAACTTCCCAAACCCATCATGGCCGCGAAAGGACGTGGGCGCCCTGCCATGACGTGGGAAATCAAAGACCTGCCGAAAGAAATCCGCGAACGGGTAACCGAATATTCACTTACGAATTTTTTTAGAAAGGAGCTACAGAATGGCAACGGAAGAGCAGATGGAAGCTTGGGATTCGGAGTGCATAAACATGGAGACAGATCTGACCATTTTCGAGCTGTTCCTGCTGTTCAAAGTGGCGACCGGAAAAGAGGACATGGGGCTGCTAGAGCCGGTATGGACGAAGATAGGCGAGGAGGTTCCCCTTTGGCATGCCCCGTTCAGACTATCGGAACATCAATCGCTAATGCTGGCACGTCAACAGCGACTAATACGGCTGGAATTCCTGGAAATGTTTCAGGAGCAACCGGAAACGGAAATCATGTTCAGGCTGACAAAAAAAGGAGAAGTGGCGGTGAGTTGGTGGATGGGCACTATGGCAGATATGGGGTTCAAACACGAAACACTAAAACCTCGCGTGTTGTAGTACGCGCAGAAGACGCCGATGCCGAGCAACTACTAGTGCGTGATGCTCGTCTAGGCATCCTCAATGCCATCGAGCGCGCGGTGAGGATGCACAGAATCACGCATTCCAAGGCGATTGATGCCTGGATTGACGGTTTAAAGGACGGATCGATGGCGCCGATGCAGCAACTTTGGTGCTGCATCGCCAACGAGAGGAACGGTTTTAAGTGGGACCTGGACTGGACGAGCGGTTTTGCCTCGGCGGTACCGCGCCCTGGACAGTCTCTGGCGGAGTTTTCCAGAAAACTCGGACGCAATACTATTTATACATGGATCAGCCTGCGCAAGAAAGGCGGCGATGATGCTCTGATCCCGCGCAAGATCATGAAAGACATGAGCGTACCTGCCTGGGCACCCTATTTGTTGGCAGAGATGCAGCGCCCGCAGCAGCCCTCACTCGCCACAGCTTACCGGTTGATGGTTAAAACATTGGAATCCAACGGCTGGCGCGCCCATGTCGGCAACCAGCGCTGCGGCCATATGGAATATCCAAGTTGCGATTCGGTGAGTAGGTGGTACGACCAGAAATACAGCAAGCTGGATAAGCATAAAGGCCGCAATACCGGCAGCGCTATGAACCCGTACAAGTTTGCACACAAGCGCACCAGTGACGGTATGTGGCCGCTGCTCGAAGTTCACTCGGACGGCTGGAACACCCACTTTACCGCACCGCACCCTATCTCAGGAAAGTTCGTCACCTTTGAAATCTGGCATAGCCACGACGTAGCCACCCGCAAGGCATACGTGGATGAGCGCAGCATCGGCTTAAGCGAATCCATGATCGTGATCCTTGGCAGCCTTTATGCCGTATGTGCGCAGGATGGCGAGCCAGTGGTGTGGCAGACCGACAACACCGGATCAGTGAAGAATGACCGTGTGGAATTCGACCCGGCAACCTCAATCGCCGCACGACGCGGCATGACCATTGTGCACAACCTGCCCGGCAACAGCCAGGCCAACGGCATCGCGGAAAACTTCAATAAATACCTGGACGAACGCGCCAAGGAGCTGGCGACCTACCAGGGTAAAAGCATGGACAGCCTCTCAGCCAAGCGTGTGCTGCGCTGCACACAGAACATGGTCAAGGCTCAGAACAAAGGCGACATGGTTGAGGCTGAAAAGCTGCGCCGAGAGGCAGAACGTGCTGGGTGCGGCTTGGTTTTCAGAACATTTCAGGAAGCCGTTGATTGGGTAAAGCGCATCGTGGCCGAGTTCAACGACCGTCCGCACAGTGAACTGCCAAAGACAACCGATCTGCTCACCGGCAAAAAGCGCCACATGACGCCGAACGAAATGATGGAGCAATTCATCGCGGACGGCTGGCCTCGTGAGCCGCTGGCTGGGGACGATCTGGAAGATGCCTTCCGCGTGCACGAGCGCAAGACGGTACGGCGCGGCAAGGTCAGCATCATGGGGCAGGAATACCACCACGCCGAAATGGACCACATCAACGGCGAGCAAGTCATGGTGGCCTACGACATCAACGACGGCGAGCGTGTATGGATCAAGACGATGGAAGGTGTGTTGATCTGTGTTGCGGACTTCTACGCTGCACGTGGCTACCGCCCACGCACCTTCTATGAGATCGCCCTGGACAAGCGTGCGGACAGCCAACAGAAACGCCTGCAGGTCAAGAGCGATGAGATCGAAGCACAGCGCCCAGGCAATCTTATTGACCAGCAACCAGCTTTCGAGCTGCCGACGATGGATTTCAGCCAAATCGAGCAACCGCTCGATTTGGTGACCATTGAGCCAGAGCCAGAGAAAACACCTGCTGCAAAGGTTGTGACGTTGCCTGTGAAGCGTCCGATGTTCAAGACCGACGCCGAGAAATTCAAGTGGCTGAAGGCATATTCGGACCAGATCACATCTGAAGATGACAGCTGGATGGACTGGTACATGAATACCACCGAATGGGAGGATCTGTTCGGAGATGGTGAGGCGGCCGTCAAGTAGCGGGAACTACTTGAACGGCCTTTTTGAAGCACTACTTGCACTCAGGAGTTTGAACGTGAAAAAACAATTTGTCAAAACAAGCAATTATGAGCGCTTTCGCACCGGCATCAGTGCGGTCGAAACGCGCGGAGCGGCTGAAGCCAGCATGATGCTGGTCACCGGCGAAGCCGGTTACGGCAAGTCGGAGACCGTCGATCAATGGGCCATCCAGACCGGCGCAGCTTACCTGCGTGCCAAGGAGGAATGGACGCCAAACTGGTTCCTGACCGAGCTGGCCGAGAACCTCAAGCTGGACCCGCGCGGCCGAGCCAAGGATGTATTCGGCCGCATCGCCGGTTACATCGGCGGCAACCAGACACCGCTGGTCATCGACGAGGTCGAACACTGCCTCAAGGATAACGCCCGCGTACTGGAAGCCGTCCGCGATCTATCCGATCTCACCGAAGTATTGGTGATCCTGGTCGGCATGGACCAGGTGCAGGCCCGCATCGCACGTCATAAGCAGATCAGCAGCCGCATCGCCACCGTTGTCGAGTTCCAGCCAGCCACCATCGAGGACGTCGCACTTACCTGCAAGCAACTGGCCGAGGTCGAGATCGCCCCCGATCTGGTCGCCGAGATCCAGCGGCAATCCGCAGGACGCATGCGCGAGATCATGAATGCCATCGCCACCTGCGAGCGCACCGCGCAGCGTAACGGCCTCAAGCAAGTCGGCCTCGGCGATATGGCCGGCCAGACCCTGACCCATGACTGGCAAGCGCGTCGCCCACGTGTCGTGCGCAGCATCGGAGGGCGCTGATATGACCGACTGGACACATAAGCGCCTGCTGGAAAAGCTGGATCGCATGCAGGCCCAGCGCGACAGGCTTCTGGCAGCCATTGAACGGTTGATGGCTTGCGCAGACGAGATCCCTGCACTTGAAGATCTGGTTGCAGTCGTCAATGACGAAGACGCGCCTGAAGAAGCCAAGCAACAGGCTGAGGCATTCATTGAACTAATGGCGGCGATCGAGGATGTGAAGTATCCGCTTACGGGTACGAGCGAAGACGGGGGCGATCAGCCATGAAATGGACCGCTGAACAGCTGCTGCAAGCTATCGCCCAGGCTTCGCCATCCGAATGCATCACCGAGGCTCGCATGGTCGAGATCACCGGGCTTAGCGCCAGACAGGTCGAGCATGCTGCGCTCAAGCTGCGTAAATATGGCTTGCTTGAAAAGACCGGTCAAGGCTGCCACATCCTCACGGAATCCGGCCGAGAAGCCGCAGCGGCTGGCAAAACGCTCCGATCAGGCCCCACGGCCTGGACATCACCCAAGGTCAACAAAGATAGCCTTCGCATTCGTGCCTGGCGCGCCATGCGCATCCGCCGCAAGTTCAGCATCCCGGATCTGTGCATGCTGGTGGCCCAGGGCGGCGAAAAAGACATCGAGAGCAATGTCGGCAAGTACGTCCGCGCCCTGGAGAAAGCCGGTTACCTGATCCGCATGGCCAAGCGTGAAGCCGGCGTAGCGCTGACCAGCAACGGGCATATCCGCTACTGGCTGCCGGACGACAAAGACACTGGCCCGCTGGCGCCAATCTGGCGCGTGGCGGCTGGCGAGGTCTACGACCCGAACACAGAGACCGTAAAGGTCTTGCCCGCCATTGCTAAGCCCAAGGGGGTGCGCCATGTGGTTTGAGTTACTCAAGGCCGCCGTCGAGGCCAGCAGCTGCCAAAAAGTCGCCGACACCCTCGACGTTTCACGCACCACAGTCAGCCTGATCTACAACGGCAAATACCCGGCCAAGACAGACAAGATCGCCGCCCTGGTGATGGACACCTACGGCCGCGTCCAATGCCCGCATCTGAACGAAGAGATCAGCAACAACGAATGCCGCCAGCATCACTCGGCAGAAGTGCCAACCAGCAGCCCGCGCGCCATGCGTCATTGGAAAGCCTGCCAGAGCTGCCCTAACAAGGCCGCTAATGCCAGCGCCAAAGGAGAACAACATGCAAACAGCTAAAACAGTTGAACCGCAGGCAATCAAGCCTGAAGCCGCGCCGTTGTCAGAAGCCACGCTCGCAGCCATTCAGCGCCTCTATGGCAATACACAGCAATCCATCAAGGCCATCGAGTGGCTGGCAGATCAGGGCTTTGAACCGCACAGCATTCATGTCGGCCGCAGCGTCAAACCGCTGATCCGCATCGAAGGCTGCAGCCTGTGCCAGAAGCTCAAGCGCGTTTACGGCGCATACCTCTACATGATGCGCCCCGGCCCGCGTGGCCGCGAGACCGTCTGGCGCGCCGTCATCTACGGCTGCCTGGTGGAGTGGGCGGAGGTGAGCCATGCGTAAGCTGCTCGACGTGCTCTACGCACTGGCGTTTATCGCCATCTTCAGCCTTGCCCAGTGGCTGGCTGAACAGCCCCCGCAGGATCTGATGCTGATGCCGCAAAGCGAACTGACTGCGATGGCCTGCCCGATCAAGGGCGGCTGCGATGGGTTAGACAGCGTTCCGGTGAGAAAGGATTAAGCGATGACCGTTACCTACGACAAATACGGACGAATGAATTATCACCCGGATTTTCATGGGAAACAAAACACCCCTTGGACAACCGCTGATGAGAAATTCCTTATTGAAAACTACGCAAAGCTTGGGCCTGAAGAGGTCAGCTTCGCGCTGGAGAGAACTACTCATACGGTGATGCAACGTGCTACTAGGCTCAGAAAGAGTGGCCGCATGGAAATGAAGAGATCTTGGCACAGGCGCATGCGACCAGTCACTGAGGACGCGCAATGAGCCGCCGAGTCTGGACACCGGAAATGGATGACATCCTGCGTGCGCAATACGAGACCACGCCGGTGGAAGACATCAGGCGCAGCGCGGGTTGGGATATCGACGTCAAGGCGATCACGGGCAGGGCTAACCGGCTCGGCCTACGTCGCAATATGGGCCATCAGCGTCAAAGTTTCTGGAACCCGACCCGTGACAAACAGCTGCGCGAGCTCTATCCCGTCATGCGTACCCGCGATCTGATGCAAAAACTTCAGTGGACATGCTCGCTGAATTCCGTGCACCAGCGTGCCAGTGCGCTGGGCATTACCAAGCGCCCGCCGGAGATCGAGCAATGCATGATCAAAGTGCAAGAGCACCAGGGCTACCGCGTTTTAACACACAGGATGGGAGGCTGATATGCGCACGACCAAACACGACCTGATGGCCATCATGAGCCAGCACTGCGGCGCGGATAAAGGCGTCAGCGCTGCCGATCTCGGCTACATGCTGCACATCCCCGAGCGCCGCGTGCGCCACCTGGTGACAGAGTGCCGTGAGGATGGCATCGCCATCTGCGGCCACCCGGCCACCGGCTACTACGTGGCGAGATCCACCGAAGAGCTGGAGTCCACCATCGACTTCCTCAAGGAGCGCGCGCTGCACAGTCTCAAGCTGGCCAGCAAGCTTTCCCGAATCCCGCTGGCCGATCTCGTCGGCCAGTTGCACCTCAAAACCTAACGAAAGGAACCCACAATGGCAAAACCCAAAAAACTGAAATCCGTGGCGCAAGTCGTCGTCGCGCAGAGCAAGGAAGAAGCCGCAAGCATGATCCGCCAGATCGGCGATCTGCAGCGTGCGCTGCTGCGCGACCAGGCAAAGATGAACGACCTCATCGCCGAGATCACCGATGAATATAAGAGCAAACTCAGCCCGCTGCAAGAGCAGATCGAGCAGCTGCAAAAAGGCGTGCAGGCTTACTGCGAAGCGCACCGCGACGAGCTGACCAGTGGCGGCAAAGTCAAGTTTGCCAACCTGGTCACCGGCAACGTGCTCTGGCGCCAGCGCCCGCCATCGGTGCGCATCACCGGTGCCGATGCTGTGATCGATACCCTCAAACGCTTGGGCCTCGGCATGTTCGTCCGCACCAAGGAGGAAGTCAACAAGGAAGCCATCCTCAACGAACCGAAAGTCGTCAACGGCGTGGCCGGCATCACCATTGTCAGCGGCGTTGAGGACTTTGTGATCGAGCCGTTCGAGCAGGAGCTGGATGCGGCATGAGCAGCATCCCTTATAGCGATATGACGCTGCAGCAGCGCGCTGATTATCTTTTATCTCATGGCGTGTTGGCCAAGCTGGATATCGATCCAGAGAAGCTTGAGCCTGCCTATTCTGCATATGTGATCGTCGATGGAGAAATAATCAAGCTATCTCCTGTTGGTTACCACGATTCAGAGCAAAGTGCCGTTCAGGCTGGGATCGAATGGTTGCGAGAAAAGGCAGGAATGACGACTCGCGGGGTCAATAGCGATGAAAACAATGAAGGGGACACGGTGATTATATGAAGGCAGACCAATACGGCACCTTTACCGAGCAAAAACGCGCTCGCATGGGTTGGATCAACAACAGCGAGCGCAAGCGCCTGGTATCTGAAGGGGTGCTCAAGCCCGGCCATATTGCCGGCGAGAAGTGCGGTTGCTGCGCCCATCGGGAGCACAAGAGCGAAAGCATTAAGTGCGCGAAAGGCGATTTCGCCACGCGCGTGAACTGCTATTGCAAGGAATTCGAGGCCAAGTAGGCCGGATGTCATGACCTACAAGATCCTGCTCACCATGCAGCAACGCATCAAGCGCATTCAGAACCATGTCTCCGAAAACCCGGAACACAAGGTCACC